CGGTGTAGGTGTTGTTTCGTCTGTAATAAAGCAGAGCCATCACTTCACTACTGTTGGTCACTTCATCAGGTACAGACCGCCATTCGATTTTACTTTCCAAAGTCTGATTGCTTGTTGTTCCATATATAATTCCGCTTGCCATTTCTCACACTCCTTATACCGGTATCAATGCAATACCGTTAGTTGTATCAAATTTAAAATATGAGCCCATCTCCAACGTACCTTTAATATGAGCCTGTGTGATTACCAACTTATAATCGCTTATATATGCGACCTCTATCGAGTTGGCATCATAAAAGGATAGTCTGTCGGCCGTGAATCTTGCGAATTTATTAAATTTTTGAACGCCGTTCACGTCGGTCGTCTGCCCTATTTCAATGCCCACAATAGCCTCGCCGCTCTTTGCATATTCGATAATACCCGAATAAATATGGCCGTTAACCAAAAGCTCAGCCTTAATGTTGCCGTTTTCGTCAAAAATGGCCTGATAATTATCAAGAGATTGCTTAACATCCTTTTCTGTGGCATCTATTCTGTTGTTTGTATTCTCGATAAACGTTCCGAACGGGCTCTCGGCATAATACTCACCGTCAAGGTCGATAAGTTTTTCCAACTTTTCGCTGTATACATTAACCACTTCTGCGGTCTTGATAATAAGGCTTTTAAGCTGATTAAAATTCGCTATATCACGATCATCAGACGGTGTATTCCCGATCTGCTTCTGTTCCAACACCTTCGTAGACGAACCGTTACCCGATTCCACGGTGCTGAAGGCCCATTGGAGCTGACTTGCAAACTGATACAAATAGCTTTTTATCTGTTGCAACTGCTCCGCATCGGTTCTGCCTGTAATATTAGGAAGTCTTATATCAACACTCATTAAAGATCACTTCCCTGCTCTAACGTTTTAACGATCGAATATATCTTTGCATCTCCCTCGCCAATTATCCGCAATCTGAAATGATCGCACCGTTTAGGTCTTACGGGAACGGAGAAGCTTCGAAGACTTGTACCCGTCATTGAAGACAGCAAGTGCCATTCTCCGCAGGAGTCGTACTGAGCATAAAAATATATTTTAGTACCCACATCAAGCGACATTCTGATATTCAATCGTGAGACGTATTTTTTGTCCGGTGCAGATATGCCGATCGCTCCTGTCTCAGCCATCCACTTGACACGTTCTTTATCGACAACACCCGTTCCGAATACTGTTTTTATCTTGTTTTCGTTTTGAGGAATGTAATATATTTCATTTCGGCACGAGCAAAACTCTTTAACCTCAATATCATCTTCCTTATGCCATATACCTTTGTGCGTATCATACACAAAAATATTACCGTGATCGTCTGTATCCTTCATTGAAACATAGTACTTGTTTCCGTGAGCAACAGCCACGGCACCGCTGTAAACAGCGTCACCAAAGGCTGAGGATACCTCTACAGGCAATGAGCCATCATAAGCACATATACCCGATCTTGCTTTGTAGTACAGCGTTTCATTGACAATGGCAAGGCTCTTTGAACAATCCTTTTGTACTCCTCGGCACGCTGTAGTCTGTATAGAAAAATTCGCAGGGTAATTACCGTACACCTTATGAACATAATTTTCCTTGAAAAACAACGGGTATCCCAGATGAGTTATTGCACCCGTAAAAATTCCGTCAGTACCCACAGACGCAACATAACTGTCGGTGGACAACCCCATATAGCAATTCCAATTTTTGAAATCACCAAGTTTTGAAGCATATATCTCGTTAACGGTTTCGCCGTTCGCATCTGTACCATATCTGCAACCCCAAAGACGGTTACCGCTTTCTATAACAAAATCCATAATCGGCATTTTCCGAATAATGGTGATTGAATCACTTATAGTTCTTGTAATGTCCAGCATACCGACAATGACTATATAATCATCACTCTTCTCCCACACGATGGCAGTGCCTTCCAATGCCGCTAAGTCATCTGTGTTCTCAAGGACATTGCCTGTAGTACTATCGTGCAGGACCTTGTCCTTTAACCCCGAAATGTTAATACCGTCATACTTTTGAAAAGCCGCGCCGATACCGGGAGAGGATATTTTAATATAAGTGGTAGCTATGGTTGTCCACATATTAGAGCTCTTCGACCATTGTTTTAACGAATGAGGCACAGTCGAAGTATCTATCCACAATGCCAGGTTTTCGGGTTCATTAGGCTCGGTTGTTGTTATATTCTCATTGGAATAATCTGTGCCGTCCAATTTACACAAAGAAAATGTGACAGCGCTTTGAGTTGAGACATCGGCTTCTATATTGCCGAAGTCGGTCAGATCCTTAGTGTTTATATACTTTTTATCGGGCATGATAACGACATAAGCACCCATCGATACAAGTTGCTTCGGCTCATCATTCAATCCCATCTCTACCCGATACTCGTTCATCACAAATTCCGAACCATCTACATAACACAACGCATCTTTGGCTATCATTCCGCTCGGACTCGTAACCTCTTTATACGTCCCCCTTTTTCCGCGAGGAGAAAGGACGGGATAGTATGTAGAGGTTAAGTTTTTCATATCATAAAACTCGCTGTCACTTATGCGCATATTGTGGTTATATCCGCCAAAAACATCAATAACACTTCTTTGCATAGCGATTTCATTAAGAGTCGGCAATTTCATTTCCTTTCTCCTTTCTTAAAAGTACTTAAATTTAGTACCTTTCGGCATATTAACACGGTTGTAATACCGTTCGAACGCCGAATAAGCGGTATTAAACATAATCATACTGTTCTGATATTTACCTGTTTCTCCATTGTTATAATCTATCTGTGCCTCAAGCCACTTAATATACACTTCATCATACGGAGCAGGCACAAGCAGGACGGTGTTCGGTGCCGTTTCCGCATTGTATCCGTCAAAAACCACAGACTCTGCTCTTTCATGAGTATCTATAATTTCTTTTTTAATAATGCCGTCAAGCGTCGAAAGCCACAGTATCTTGTCTTTCTGTGTGTAATTATTCGGTTTAAGTGTGTCGATCAGATTGATCGCTTCAATAATTGTCATTTAATTCACCGTCCTTATTCTAAAAAAAGGGACATAAAAATGCCCCTTTTGTTTTATTTTCTTATTACTGTTCAGCTTTGGCGGCCATCTGAGCCTCGTACTCCATAGCAATGTTAAGCATCTCTTCTTGATGCTGTAACACCTCATAAACAGATACGGGCACTTCTACGTCTTTACCTCGCTGTATCTGGAATCTACGACCGTTTATACCCACAAAAACGTCGTCTTTTTCCTTTTTTGTTAAGGGCAGTCGGATGTGTACTGTTTTTTCTTTAACCGCCTTATTTTCGGCGGTCTTCTTTGTTTCAGCCATTATATAGCCTCCTTAGTTAAAGTAAGGGAGGGAGTTCTCCCTCCCTGGTTTCATTGTTTTTAGTTTTCAAGAGCCTTGTCAGACATCGAAGACTTGCATTCGACGCGGCACATATAAGGGTCAACAAGGATCTCAGCGGTTTTAGTTGCCTTCCAACCGACGGTGCTTCTCTGATTAAGAGGGTCCCCGGTACCGGCAGAGCCGAGCTGCTTAATAATGGTCTGCAAGCCACCGCCCTCGATCTTGGTCTTACCGTATGCATTGGCACCCAGGAACAAGCAGCCAAATACACCGTTGGGGTAAATCATTGCCTCCGAGGTCTCTACAAATCGTACACCTGCGATCTTGCCGATCTCGCCCTCATAAATGTTCTCGGGATTGGTGTACTTATATGCATCGATCCACAAAGGATCCGACATAATATCCTTTGCAACGTAAGGATGAACGATTGCCACGTAACCGCCATCGATTTTCGGAGCATTCACACCCTTAAGAATAGCTGCTACGCTCTTTACAACGTCAACAGTAAGCAAGCAGGTGTCATCAAGGTCATCGCGGCTGGTAACCTCGGAACCGTCTGCCTTGGGGCAATAGTATACGTTATTACCGCTCTGCAAAATATTACGAGTGATAGTATCAAGACTAAGACCCGCCTGATTACCGACAACCTTAACAATTTCAAGAACAACGGGGTCAATAGCAGTAAGATCAAGCATATCAGAAAGAGTGACATAGTCACCGTACTGAGATACCTCTGCTTCGATCGCGGTTACATTGAGGCTCTTGCCGTCAGGAGTTACACCTTCGGTAAGAGGGGTAGTAGCCTTGGGGAGAGATGCGAACTTGCGGAATTCGACCTTTTTACCGTTACCCTTAGGGATATCCCTTTCCTGGCCAAACTGGTCGTGAATCAAGTTGGGCTGTGCTTCTCTGATAAGGTTCTTGTCATAATACTCCTTGTTCTCCACCGAAAGGCCGGGAGATGCAGTAGTATTGGTGTTGAGTTCAGCAAAAAGCTGAAGATTGATTTTAGTTTCGAACATAATAAATCTCCTTTTTAAAAATTATTTTGATTTCAAGGAGATCTTATCACTGCGGACTACTTTCTTTTAGAACGCCCGAATGTGATCTTCTCTCCTCTTGCGACTCTGCGGTTGATTTCATCCATATCCGCATTGGAGAGCTGTGACACGTCGCTCTTGACTAACGATGCACTCTGAGCCGAATTACCGTTTTCAACCGGTCTTGCTCCATTGGCCCGTATGTTATTGACGAGTTTCTGTTCGGCAACCTGCTGTGCATACTGCATACCTGCCGTCATAATCTCGTCTCGGTGGATTAGCTCATAAGCGTCTCTCAACGATAGACCGGGAACATTGATGAGCTCAGCAAACCTCTGATTCTTAAGTTCTGTTTTAAGATCGAATGAAGGATAAACTGTTTTGAGCCGCTTGCCCTGTTCATCCCAGGCGGACAACTTCTTGAAAAATGCTTCTTTGTTACGTCGTTCCTGTTCCATGCGGTGAAACTCGGCATTTTCCTTTTCAATTTTCCGAACATTCTTAAACTCCGCAACCGACATACCTCTTTCCATGGCGTCGGCCTCGAAATACGAATCATCATCCTCAATCGCCTTGTTAAGAGCCTTTACGTCGGTCGGATCTACACCATACTTCTTTGCAAGTATCTCAAGAGTAGGTGCAAGTGCTTCATACTTTTCGGCACCTTCCTTTGTGCTTTTAAGCCTTTTTTGGATGGTATCCTGCATTTTGGCACCGTATTGATCCTTGTACTTGCCGTTGATAAGCTCCTCAAATTCAGCATTGAGGTCCGGAGTGTTGTTTGCATCGTCTGTTTTCTGCACATCGGCGACCTGTGCCTCGGGATTTGTTTCTTCAGCATCATTTTCCTGGATACCGTATTTGATATCGGAAAGTGAATCCGATTTTCCCTTGTTTACGCCCGACTGCGACACGGCGGCTGTCGCGTTTACGCCCGTCGTTCCCTCTGCTCCTGTGCCACCACCTGTACCGTCAGCAAACAACTGAAGGTCGACGAGAAGCGTCGGAAAAAAATTAACTGTTTTGTTCATATAGAACTCCTTAAAATTTCTGTCCGTATCGTGGACGAATCGTTGGTATATGTAAAGGCTTTATGCCTCACCAAGCATTTTTAATTCTACATACTGCGGATAGTCCCGTGCCAAAAGCGAATAGCCGACCTGAGCTACAAAGAATGCATTCAGCACTTCTGCAAGATACTCGTCAGTCGGATTTGCAACAATCAGCATATATCCGTCCTTCATTTCAAGCCTCGGTTTAACTGTTATTCCACCAAGTTTTTCGACATATTGAACATACTGAGCGACGGTATACGCGAGTATAGAAGCAGCGGAACAAACGATATCTTTTCCTTTTTCCGCCTGCCCTGCGTGTCCTTCAACACTCATTGCAATAGTACCCGACTCTTTAAGATAACTAAAGGTCACCGTAATCATCCAAATGCCTCCTTATGTCGGATTGGTGGACTCAGCCACTCTCTGTCGTGCCTTCTTGGTGGTCGAAGATTCCGCTTTTCCCTCTTCACCGCCAAGGGCTTCGGTCTGCTCTACACTGCCGGCGGAAGAGCTTATAGGAGCAGGTGCTACCCCACCGGTCACTCCTGCGGCTATTTGCTCGGCTAAATTACTACCCTCATGTTTATCTACGATCTGCGCCAGTGCGAGCATCTGCTGTTGCATCATCATCAACTGCTGATACATAGTACCATTTTGAGAAATCTTCTGCATGATGAACTGTTTTCGATCGAAGTCCATCATATCGAGACAAGCAAGAGCTTGGTCCGACATCTGCGGATTAAAGAAACCTGCACCGAAGAACTGTAGCGCTAATTCGTTTTGAGCCATCTTGCTGTAAGGCGATTGCTTTTGAGCAGTAATTTCGATATCAAACAACGGAACGCGATGTCCCATATCCATACCGAAATCGTTACCCTGGTGCGCGGGCTGAATACCTTCATTTGAATACTGCACAAACCGTGCCGCGCCGTTCTCGCCCATAATACGGAAGCATCTAGGCATATCGTAAAACTGCCTTATAAGCTCAATGACGATCAAACACACCTGACGGAAAGCTCTGTAGGAGGCTTTATTATTATCTCGTGACAGCTTAGAACCGGCTTCCTGCATTGCCGCAATAGCCGATGCGGCAGTTACACCGCTTGTAGTACCGCCGGTGGATATATCTCTGTTTCCGGTTGTTTCTTTAAGTTCATCGATTTTATCGTGAATGACCTGCACATAAATATCGCTAAGCGGCTTTCCCGAAACAGGAAGGATTGAGTCCTGTCCTAAGTTGCCGTCTACGTGAATAAAATCCTTAGTCGTATCGGCATACTCTTCCTCGTTTACCGAACCATCTGTGCGAATAAAGTGTCGCGGCTTTGAATTGGCAAGCATATTTTTCATAATTGCCTGATTGCCGCGGTCTATGTAGCTTTGTGCATCCTTACCGACATCGATATATCCGAAGCCTGCAGGAGTACCCTCAACGGTGAACAACGGATCAAATACAAACGGATAAAGTCCGTGGTTGTACCAACCGAGTTCAGCCAACGAACCTCTTACGACCTGACCCGTTTCGGGAACCGTCACCGGCTCTGTCTCATTTTCGGTAGCAAACAGCACAAAATCATTGACATACTTGCAGAAATGCAGGACGTTTTTTCCGTTTTGATGCTTCTTGTAGTACCAGTCGATTACCGCCGATTTACTCGATGTATCAACAGTATCGTCATATACGTATTTGCTGAGATCTATTGTCGAAGTACTGAGTTTGCCTTTCAACTGCGGATACATAGCCTCTAATGTCTCGTTGTCACACAATTCAACATGGAAAAGATGCTTTGATGCTTGAATATCGGTAATACCGGGTTCCCAAAACAGATTGATCAAATCGATCTTTTTGATAGAAATATCCCCGAGTCCGTTAAACTTCGTGCTATCCCACAGAACGCCATATACACCTGTGCCGCTTTTCAGCTTATAATTCCAAACCTCGGAATACGTCTTTTCGAAGTCGTTTTGTTCAAGAATAACAGGGATAATAGAAGTCAGCATTTCGGCTTCCTGCTTGTCTCCCTCTTCTCTCGGCAAAATATTGGGTGATGGGAAATTATCCATTGCATCCGCGTGCTTATTGGCAATACAGTTGAATAACCAAGCAGAGGTCGGCTGTATCTCATCACTCTTATCACGCATACACTCCCAATGACGGAGCTTATACCACTGCTCGTTGTCGACTATTCTCTGCTCAAGGTTGGCTTTCCCCTCTTTGTATTTGAGAAGTATCTGATTTGCCTTTTGTATTTCTTTAACGCCTATAGGTTGTTCAAGGACTTTAAATCCGTTCGCAGCAGGCATATTCTCAACACCCTGCATTGAATCGGCAGGGCCCTGGAGCTGTTTATTAAAACGGTTAAATAGAGCCACCTTAATCCTCCTTAATTATCATTCTCGGCTTCAAGGATGAAGCCTTCAACATTTCCTTAGGAATATCCAAAAAGATATTCAAAGGATTATTCTCATAACTGTCGGCCTTTTTAGCCGCTCTCGGTTTTATAGGCCTTGACATAAGAAAATATCTTACCTCGTCGGCCACGTGATCCTCACCGTCCGTGTCAAGATCCTCGGGTTTATGCTCATCGTATTGAAGCAAAGGGATCGTCCTTATAAAAGCCTTGCAGTTACTGAATATATACATCATCGGATATCCGTTCTCATCAAAGGCAAACCGATAGTGCACCTGCAACCATCCCGGGAGTCGTTTGTGGTCACCCGGCTGGAAAAACACACCGTGTTTTGCGGCTGTATCAGCAATTGATTCACCTGTTTCGGCATCCCATATTGCAGGATCAGCAATGCCTATGATCTTCTTGCCCTTTAGCCATCTGTGCTCTGTCTCAATTCGGTGTATCTCTTCGAACACTTTCGGAGGCGTCCATTTAACACCCTCATTTGGCGTTTTGGTGCAGCCGTACAATTCAAGGATGCGATAGACCACACCGTCATAATCAATAGCCCACCAACCGCAAGAAAATGGTTTATTATATCCCCAGTCAAACGAACGGTATATTTTCCAACCGTCAGGTATCTCGAACGGATCTATAACGTGAGTCCATTGCCTGTCACTGTAATGATCGGGCTTGTCCATAAAGTCTTCAAAGAACTGACCTTCAAATATATCCCAGTTGCCGTATAGCCACGCTTCACGGAGCTTTGGCGGCAACGCCTCAAGCTGTTCGATATAATCCGGTTGACTTTCAAGCAACACCTTGTTATCGGTAACAAGCGATTGAATAAAGGTGTAATCCTCGGGATTTTCTCCATCCTGGTACTTTTTATCAATAAAGATCCTTTTAAGATACCCGTGCCCTTGACCGCCCGGGTTCATCGTGTAATACACACGTTTGGGAAAATCGTTAACTCCTCGCAGACAGGCCGTAATCGTTTTCATCTGATATTCGCTCAGCTGCGTCGCCTCGTCGAGGAAAATTACGTCATATTCCACACCCTGGAGACGATCAAGGTCACCGTCCTTCGCACAATAAGTAAAATTAATGGTACTACCGTTTTGAAACTTCAGCACCTTATCCTTGTCGTTGTATTTCGCAATGCCCAACAGCATTGTCCGAAGAATGTTGATGTGGTTGTTGATCAATTCGGGATAGGTTCTGCGTACGATCAATACTCTGATACCGGCATATACAAGTGCCAGCAATGAAGCCTTGGTTCTTACAGCCCAGGATTTACCGCCACCACGAGCTCCGCCGAAGCCAATATGCTTGGTAGTGGCTCGTAAAAATTGTTGCTGTTTCTCACTCGGAGGAGATATCGTCAACTTTTTCATTGTCCGTACTCCTCCAAATCAGATTGAAGGGTCACTACAATATCCCTCGATTCCTCTTCCGCCATAGCCTGCTTCTCAAGGTTTTTAATACGTGCTTCCTGCTCTCTCATATCAGCATCCGACTTAACACCCTTAATGTCTCGCAGGTCCTTCAGAGCCGAGGTGTAATGCTTGAGACTTTGACTGTCAATAACATCAAGCCGATCGATGGTATCACTCAGCTTATCCAACAGCTTGTTTGCAACATCAATAACCTTTTTTGCCTTTTCCGCGTTTTTAGTACTTACAGCGGCAATTATTTTTGTGTCTGATTCAATCTCGGCTTGTTCCCTCAGCTTTACCCACTCACCGTCTTTTGCTACCCTGCGAAGAGTGCCAATGGGAACGTCGTATTTTTCGGCGAGCTTTCTGTAACTCGTACCGCCTGCAATATATTCCGATTTCAAACTGTTCCAATCCACAGAAAACTCCTTCCTTTGTCCTTTATAAACCCATTATAAAACAGTTTACTCAAAACCCGAACCCCCCTTATAAATTAAAAAAGGGAAGCATTACGCTCCCCTGTTTGATCGCATTTTTTCGAGCATTTTATATATCTCGCAAGCCTCATGGTCCTGCCGGCAATGCCTTTTTTTATACACGGAACATTCTGTGAAGTTTCCAAAAGCAAGATGGATAGACGTATTAGGCTCGACACCGTTACATAAAACCTCGTACTGTGTTTCTTTTTTGTAGAAAGGACATGACGCCGAATTGACGCGATATTGTCCTCGTTTCATTACTGCACCTCCATTTATCGTTCAATCCTTTCATAATCTTCTCTTTGGAACGGGATGCCGATCTGGTCGATGACGCGGATATCGGCGTGAGTCCAAAAGATCTCGTCGTTGATGTGTTCGTCCGAGAGCGTGGTGACTTTGTTTAAGAAGTCAGCGAGTCGCTGCTTACCGAACCCTGCGGTGTCGTTCAGAGCGATGCAGGCGATTTTGAGTATTCGCCGTGTGTATGTAGCCTGCTCGTCCCGGAGCTTGTCGTTTACAAACTCGGTCATTTGTTTGAGTTGGTTTTTTGAGAACTTGCTGTTGAGGGATAGCCGTGCGTTCATTGATCCTCACCCGCCAATTCTTTTAAGAGGTTGTTAAGATTTTTAGCCGATATTAGATAACTCGTTGCTACTAATGCACCGCTGCAAACAATTTCTGATTTTTTAGATTTTTCCTTCACCTTTTCAATACACTCCTTGTATGCTTCGGCTTTGATTTCTGCTAATGGGTCAATGTTACAGCCTGCTTTTTCAAGGAAAGTATTTTTTATAACATTTTTTAAAGTGTCATTCTCTGCTTCTGCTTTCAAAGCTCTATCCCGCATAACTCGGTAATCGTTGGCTCTTTTGTTGCCAAGTTCGGCAAGAGTAGACAACCTCTCAATTTCAGCGTTTGCGGTTTCAATAGTCTTGTCGGCAAGTCTTATGATGTTTTCATTTTTCTCATTCTCTGCTTGTAAGCGATTGATTAGGTCAAGAACCAAAGTTAATGCTTCATATAATTCGTGACTATCTTCGTCCGTGCCGTCATCGTTGTGATATGCTAATTTCTGCCAACTTTTCAGCACATCCAAAGCCTTTACAATCTCGCTATCGGTTAGTTTTTTATCGGGCATTTTGGTCACTCCTTTACTTCTTCAAAATATTCGGCGAGCGTTTCTGCAGATAATTCAAGCCAAGTGCCTTCATCGGCAGTTATTCCTTCAATTCTTATTTCTCCACCAATAAGTCTATGATTTGTTTCAATCCGCTCAAACATTGCACCTTGATGTATAGTCATTTCGTTTTCAGTAAAAAAACCGTTTTCATCATATGCATCTAATTGGAATGTTTCTTTGCAGATATATTTCATTACCCCTCACGCTCCTTCAACCATTCTTGATAAGCACACTCTTTTTCGTATTCTTCCAAAGCAAGTTGTTCTTTGTATTGTTCTTCTTCCAAAGCACAAGCCTGTTGATATTCTTCGTCTGAATAAAAGTCGCATCTATATGGCATTATTATTCAACTCCTTCAACTTCGCTTCTGCTTCCTCTTTGGTGAGGAATACTGTTTTGCCGAAATGTGTTGTTTGTATTTCTCGCATTATTGTAGGCTCTTCAATCAATATCAAAGTTGCCCACAATATCTGTCCAGTCCAATGAAAATTTAAAACCTCGTATTCTCTTGGATTGTTTATCAACCACACTTTATCCCCCACCTTACAAGGCGGTACTATAACACCGTTTTCCAAAAGGTGGTCAATAAGCACATTTGCTTCATAGTCGGTAAGTGCAATTTCGTTACCCCTAACTTGATTTATTAACTCTATCAGCCTTTCTATATCGGTCATTCGGTATCAACCTCGCTTTCAATGAAGCGTATAAATCTTTCATAACAACTTAAGCATAAATCCATTCGTTGTCCTGGTCCGGCTCGGTACTCACCAGGTGTCCACAGTTTAATTAACGCGGATTCACCGGCTACCGCTTGTGCGGAATGTCCAATTATTTCTGCACCGCAAATGTCGCATATATATGACATTGTTTTACTCATTCCGTTACCTCGCTTTCAAGCCATTTTTTTACACAACCGATACATTGCTCGTTGGTAATCTCGTCGCCGTAAGGACAGCAAAATTTATCACCGGTGCCCTTTTGACAATTACTAAAGCAAATATCATCGTTTGCACGGTATATCACATCCGCCAACTCCTCAACGCTCATAGCCTTTATTCGGTCGAAGTTGGTAAGTGGCTTTTTCAAATATTTTTCAAACGCTACCACACAATCGCCAAATAAACTACAAGTTCTACTGCAAGGGTATTTTACCTCATTACCGTTTAACAAACATTTCACTCCACCGCACCTTCCTTCCGTTTACCGTAACTGCAGTAGTGGTCATTATCCGTTGCAACTAAACCGTACCACTCGCCGTCGATCTCAGATTGCTTCCCGGTTCTGCTACACATAACTCTGCCTTTAAAGTCAACTTTGTGCTCGCAATTCTTGCACCTCACAACCTCAATCACATCGGCAGAGGGAATTGCTTCGGCGATTCTTTTCATTTGCAAACAGCTTAAACTTCCGTTGCAAGTGTTTCTGTTCTTTTCGTTAATTAACTCGATTAACGCTTCACGCTCTATGTAAGACATTATTCGGCTCCTTTCAATAATGAGATTTGGACGCTCACATTACCGAGCATCTTTTCCTTTGCTTCGGTGTAAAATTTCTTGTCGATCTCGAAACCATAACTATTACGACCGAGTTCGAAAGCGGCACGAAGCGTAGATCCACTACCGGCGCAAGGGTCAATCACCACGTCACCCTCATCAGTGAATATCTCGATAAGCCTTTTTAGAACACCAACCGGCTTTTGTGTAGGATGAATCTTCGGGTATTCCTTTGCATTATCACGCTTCCATTCGAACCAGTTAAAAATCATGTGCCCATTGTTATTGAATTTCGGCAGCTTATCACGATACAAAACCAAAGCATACTCTGTGGCACCCACGACCTTCATATTTGCTTTAAGCACCTGAGCAGAATAATTTTTACAAAAAAACGAGTGGTATATGGTGTTTAAATCCGTATTTCTCGCCGTACTGTATGACTGTAGGTATCTGCTGAAAAGAGCAGAATACTATCATTGCCGGTGCTTGTCCTCTTTCTTTTGGTTCTTTTTTCAAAAGTTTATTGCAGAAGTGAAAATACTCTGCAATATTAAATCGACCATCAGAATTAAAGAATGCTTTCGCCGCTTTCTTACTCTCGCCGTTCTTGTTATCACCGCCGATGTACCATTCTGTGCTTGAAGCATAAGCGTTCGCACCAAGATTATACGGAATATCCGCAATGACAAGCTGAGCTTTCGGGATATTGTATCGCTTATAATTTTGAAAATTATCATGATAAATTTCTGCTTTAATCATTCATTCACACTCCTATATCGCTATTCTGTTTGTGAGCTGTGCCATTGTTATTCATTTGTTTAACCTCTTTCTATTTTCATCTGCATATCCGGGTCAAAATTCATCCATAACTTTTCTGTACGGTGTAAACCCATCTGTGCAGTGGTTTCTTTTTCGGCCGTAAACCAATCAAACAATTCTGTATTATACAGCTCGCTATCATACCCGGATAAAATGACTTTGGATTTACTCGCCTTAAGAACAGATAGCAGTTTTTTGTGCGTATCGTTATCCATCTCCACAGCGTACATATTCTTTTTACGGATATCTCGAAGATACGGTGGATCACAGTAAATCAAAGTGTTTTCATTGTCGTACCGCTGAATCAGAGTAATAGCATCGGTACATTCGATTTGTGCTTCTTTAAGCCGACAGCTAACATCGTGTATTATCTGCGGCAGATCATTCCACATCGTTGCACACCGCGGACCACCATAAGTTTGCACATTACGCCAACTATTGCGAGAACTATTGCTTGTCCCAAAAGATTGGTGATATCTTACAAGCGTCCTTCGTGCCTGTTCTATCGAGTCATCAGAATGGTCATAGCAATTTAAGAACTCTTGACGTGCAAATGGAGTAAGACTTATCAAGCGTGATAATTCTTCGGGACGTTCCCTGCAAACCTTAAACAGATTGACTATATCGCCATTTAAATCGTTTATTGTTTCTATGTATGCAGGTTGTTTCCGAAAGAAACAGGCTCCCGATCCAAAAAAAGGCTCTAAATAAACCTTGTGGTCTGGGAAGTGCGATATTATCCAATCAGCGATACGCCATTTGCCGCCGGGATATTTCAATATTGCCTTCATACCCATTCTCCTAAAAGCACATATCGTAGACGTTGGCATAAAGCCTGGCAATCTTTTGATTGTGCATCTTAGCAACCTCATCGTGGCAACCGTTAATGATCTTTAACTGCTCAAGCATAATTTCAACGTCGGCAATCTCTTCGGCTATGTTGTGTTGCCTGCCGCGGTGCTTGTGGTTTATAGCCTGTATAAGCTCGGCACATTCCTCAATGGCCAATTTCTCTTGGTGATCAGCGCCGAATGTGTTAATTGCCGCCATCAAGATTTGCGATTCACTGTGTTCACGTTCAATTATTACCTTCATATTCCCAACCTCTCGGCAAGCTCTCTGATGCGCTGTTCGTATTCCTGGTATGATAAATTCGCATTCTGCAATCTGCGTTTTTCTATCTCATACTCTGCTAACTTTGCTTTATATGATTTCAATTAAATCAATCCTTTCTATTGGTGCTGTGACGGTTGAGTTTCCGTTTTTGTCCAACAAACACAGCGAATGATGCAATTTGCCTCGTTCGTCTTTCCACGCCTCATACCGTATCGCTTTGTATTTGTGACCGTCATACATTACATGTCGGTTTAAAATTCCCACAACATCTTGCTTTTTCATCGTTGTCCTTTCCGTAACACCGGTAACACCTTGGTAACACCTTCGGTGTAACCCGATTTTCCGCATAGCAGTGCGGTTTTTGGGGGTCGGTAACACCGGTAACACCTTTTTCGGGGTCCCTTATAGGGGGTGCTTGCAATTTTTAAAAATATTTTTATTTATTTATAAACACCCTTTTTCGGTGTTTTTGGTGTTACTGTGTTACCTTTTGTGAATTAAATTAACAAATCGTCGTTATTTTCTTCCGAAATTGCATCAAACGACGTTTCGGGTAACTTCAATACGTAACACCTTTGAGGATGTCCGTCCGGCATTTTTACGAGTTTGCTTGTCTTTTTTGCGCTCTTGTCCGACTGTAAAAGACCTTTTTTGTCTGCCCAGGCAACAAACGCTTTAAGGTTAAAGCCACCCTGTTGACACATTCGGCTCATAACGTTTGCGAGTATTGCGATATACTCAACACCGTTTTGTCTGTCCTTTATATATTTGCCCCAGGTCTCCGAAAAGCGGTCGCCCTGTATTTCCATAAACTTAGTAGAATTGACCGACACCTCGCCGAGAATATACTCATAACAACGCTCATGCTCAGATAGCGTGTTTTTGTCTGTGAGGACCTTTTCCAATTCATCGAAGGTAAGATACACCCCGTCCTTAAAAATGTAATCAGTGGCAATTTTATCAGCAACAAGCAGTGCGGATAAGCTCCTTAACTGCTTTTCCTCGTAAGCGTCGCGTTTGATCTCCTCGAAACACTTTTGCTGTAGTTTGAGAACCTTATCGAATCCGAGCTTGCTTATAACGTCAATAAACATCGGACCTGCAAATCCGTAATTGCTTTTGAGTAAAGCGGCTGCAGCTTGTCCGTCCGGGAATATATCACCTTCATCCATTTCATACTCAAGCAAACGGTTTACGGCGCCGCCTTGTAGCTGATCAGTGATGATCGGCGATTCGCCGGAACAAATAATCGTATTAGTCCAGGTGGTTTTATATGCAAGTCCGAGCTTCACGTTGCTTCGTTCTTTGCCTTCACCCGATGCCAACTGATATATCAGCTGTGAGAAATCATCCTTCAGACGTCGTCGGACCTCGGCAGTATCGTCGATTATAAACGGCAAATGGTTTAAAAAGCCGGCTCTTGCTTCGAATGCAGGAATGGTACTGTCGAACTTTGAAATATATTTGCCGATCTCCGGGTCTGCCCAAATACTGGCGGCAAGCATACAGCAGATAGATTTACCACCGCCTGTCTTTCCCCAAACATTTACCCAGAACGGGAGAAGACCGCATATTTTAAGTAACACGCTCGCGAACGATGCCGCCAGGACAAGACGCGGTTCGATTCTGCCCGAACCTCGTATATCCTTTACAAATGCTTTCCATTTTAGGAAATCCCCATCGGATTGAAGCGTACTGTATAAAGAGTCAAATCGGCCGTCTTTATCGAATTCAAGTGCCGAGGTGTAAGGAACAAAACCATCCTCAGCCCACCCCATTTTTGCAGTTGCTCGGACCTCGGGGATAACGTCAAAATTAAGAGTTTCAACATCCGACAGATATTTGACAAGGTTTTTAGACGATTCCGAAGTCACGGCAATCCCTATATCGGCGAGATCCGTTATCTTGTTCCGGCTCGATATAATGCTTTTACGGACGATCTGTTCATTCCACCGACCGGAGCGGTAGAAGGCGAGCTTTACCTTTTGGGTGCCTTCCTCGACGTTTGTTATTATCTGTATGGGCAAAATAGGATGAGGACATGCAAATCTATCTACTGTTGCGGCAGACGGGTTTTGAATGCCTCTCATATCAGCAACCCAGTGTCCGCATTTTAAAATAGGATAGTCACAGTCAAAATCGGTTTCATGATCCAAGTCACTCTTCTTTTTGGAAGTTTCCTGCTGAGCCTTTTTAAGTTCCTTTTCGGCTGCTTTGATAAGACTCACCATCCGAGTCTCTGTCTTTTGGCCGAACTCAGCAGCACGATCGATAAGTGCAAACTTCATTTGCTCACGAGTGACAAAATCCTGCTCGTCCATCAATTCGTTAATAACCTCATCTGTGAACAATTCGTCCTTCGAAAGTTCGCTATAATCATTCAAACCGTTTCCCTCCTTTCGATTTTCATTATTTCTGTTTCCGCAAGATCGAGTTCAAACTGCAACCCCGATCTTCGGCTTAATGCTGTAAGCCACAGCTCCGAAGCGATGCTGTCAGGAGAAGCCGGCTTTAAATACTCTATCAGTGATTCATTGTTTTCGTACGCATCCAATGCGGCATAATACCTGTTCCACGCCGCCACCACATTGCGAGATTTCTTCTCTGCGGCCTTTTTGCGTTTGTTTGAGGCTCTGTATCCGCTAAAGGTTAATTCGCCGCCCAAACGCTTACACGCTTCGTTGAAATCGATATTGTCCATTCGTGACACGAAATCGACAACATCTCCGTGGGCGCCGCAACCAAAACAATGGAAGGTTCCATCTGAAAACACTCTGAAAGAGCCGGTCTTTTCGTTATGAAAAGGGCAACGCGCATATCCTCGGGAATTGACGTCAACTCCGTATTGTTTGACAATATCCTTCAAGGAATACGTCGCCCTTATGCGTTCAACATCGTACTTCATTTTGATAAGATCTCAATAATTCGTCTGCCGGTGTTCCTTTTATCACAAAACTCGAAATCGACATTGTAATAGCTCTTCAAGGTCGACATTATCTTGTGAAGGCGTTCTCCGGAAACTGCCAAGGGCGAATCCTTCAAGCGAGGGTTTTTCCAGTTGGCAACATCCTGTAAGCATCGTACACTGCCGCCATGCTCAATGAGAAAAACGATCTTGATCCCGATATCGTTCGCCTTTTTTATTTCAGAGATGAAACGGTCGTGCTGCTGACAAACGTTACTGCACAGTTCTTGCAAATTCTGTTTGCGATCAACTATCAGCTTCGGATTATCGAAATTCATATAATCGCCCACATACAATTTGGATGAAATGTGCTTAATGCCTCGTCGGTCGAACTCCTGCAGGATCTTCACTATGGCTCTCTGCTTTTCTCGAGTATCGATTTGAATTTCCATAGTTCACCTCTTAAAACGGCAGATCATCGTCAGATGCGTCTATCTCGGTGAAATCACTTGTCGAATTTGAATAGCTCGGTACAACATCAATATTAGGCTTACTGTCACCCTTACTGCCGCAGAACTCAACGTTTTCAACCTGCACGCTTGCAACGGTCCTCTTTTCGCCGTCTTTTTCATATTTATCAAAACGCAAAGCTCCGATAACCAAAATCTCTCTGCCTTTTGTGAAGTATTTATTCACAAAAACTGCTGTTTGTCTCCAAGCTGTGCAGGGAATAAAATCGGTTTCTTTTTCTTTGTCTTTGCCCGCGTATCTGTCAACCGCAACCGTAAACCTGCAATACTCAACTGCACTCGAGGTGTTTTGCAATTCCGGATCTGCAGTTAAACGACCTTTAATTATTACTTTATTCATTCACATACTCCCTGCTTTCGGTAGGTCTTATTAGGACCTTAGTCATTTTGCAATAGTCACAATGGCCGCATCTCGGCGCTTCTACGATTCCTTTTTTCATTGCATCATAAAGAGGAACCTTTTCCTTGAATTTGTCGAGTTCGTAGTCTAATAGATCGTCTCCGATGTGAACTATATCAAGATCTGTAACCTTTTCTTTTGTTGCCGCCGAAAGAAAGAACGGCAAGATAAGCCCCGTGTTTTGGCGTACAACCTCGCGGTATACGGCACCCTGCAGATCATAACGCCACGCTTCGAACCATGGCAGACGGCCTTGTTCTGCTTTGTATACCGGTTCAAAATCCTTCATTATTTTGAGATCAACAATCTTATCCGGGTGCAGGCTGTCAATTTTGATTTTGACCTTAATACCCTCGATCTCACCGGTCATAATAACCTGGTCTTCACCCATCAGATATTCCATAAACAAAGGTTCTCTTTCGATTCGTGCAATGATCTGTTCGGCTTGTATGTACTCCGCCTTCAGTGTGCCGTCACGCTTAAATATTTCAGGATGCTGAGCCTTAAACAGGTCAAGTGTTCCGCCGAAATGTGCATCGACATAACTGCCCACGAGCAACGCCGTTGTTTCTTCTCTTTCGTATTCGCCTTTGAGTTCTGCCATTGCCCTTGCAGGACATTCCTCGAAGGTCTTAAACTGAGAAACCGACATATATTCGGTGTTTGCTTCACGGCTGAAATAGTTTTCATTCGTCAGAACCAGCTTGTCCGTCAGCAACATTCGGCGTTTCCTCCTTTGACTTCTTTGCTTCTACCGCACATTTGGCACAGAGTTTCATTCCGTAACCCTTTTCGGTATAAGCCGCCAACTGTTCGGGGGTCATACCGTGTGCGGCTGTAATATCGCCGCCGCATTTCTTGCACTTCGGTAACGGTTCGGTCCGCACCTTAGGCAGTCTGTCTCGAACCCTCAGAGCTTCAACTATCTCGCCGAAGGCCTTGACCTTTTCAACGCCGATCTGAATTTTATGGCCATGCCATTCTTCGATATACGGCGTATTGAGCAATTTGGTGATCATTTTCATATTGGTGGAGTTAAGTATCATCGGTTTAACTCCACGCTCTAAGAAGTGACAAACCGTGCATTCTTCCTTTTTTCCGTCAGTACCGACAACCGTTTCATTGGCAACTGTACCGATAGTAAGAATAAGATCATTACCGTCTTCTATTGAATAAGCGCCTAAATAATTAGGGTTAGTCAACTTTTTCCAATGTGTCATATTTTGCTATCCTTTCTTTTAAACTTTTCAATTCTTTTTGTAACTCTGATATCCTATAATCTTTTGCTATAAGTGCCTCTCCAAGCTCCTTGATCACAGCAGCATAAAGGTCCTGTTCCGAAAAATAACTCATACCGTCACCCTTTTCAAAAATTTTTTCTTAAGGCAATCTGCACACATGATATCATCGTAAACGTCATAATACTCATCATCATAGATACGTTCACGGCATTCAAAACAAACAGGCAACGCCTCTTCCTTTATTTCGTGCTCGTCAGCGTACCTCTCGGCATCCGCTACGGGATCCTTTGTCCAAAACATTAAGGCTCACCGTCCTTAACGAGCTTCACGGTCCAGTCGCCCGACTGCCATATTGTTTTTGTGCTGTTGTCTTTAAAGGTTGCGTTATCAGAAATAATTAATTTATCTTTCTTATTCCAGCCATAAGGCGAAGCCGCAATTATTGCCGAGTCGCAAACATATTTGATGCTTGCCGAGCCGAAAACCTTGTTGATGCTTGCCGAGCCGTAAACACAGTTGATGCTTGCCGAGCCGTAAACCTTGTTGATGCTTGCCGAGTCGAAAACCTTGTTGATGCTTGCCAAGCCGTAAACACAGTTGATGCTTGCCGAGCCGTAAACCTTGTTGATGCTTGCCGAGTCGAAAACCTCGTTGATGCTTGCCGAGTCGAAAACCTCGTTGATGCTTGCCGAGCCGTAAACACAGTTGATGCTTGCCGAGCCGCAAACCTTGTTGATGCTTGCCGAGTCGCAAACATATTTGATGCTTGCCGAGCCGCAAACCTCTACGTTCTTGCAGTCTTTTATAAAATGGTTAGCCCCGGCATTTATCTTTAAGCCGTCAACGCCTATATGTATACGGTCTTTCGCCCATTTCTTAACAGCGTTATACATTCTTTCTTTGTCGTAGTTCTCAACGTACCATTCCGGCGTTATGTCTTGATCTACTTTGAAAACCCAATTTTCAATAGGCGAAAATACATCACCATTGGCAGGGTACAGCTCAGCTCTGATAAAAAGCTTTTCGGCATTTGCCTTTGTGTCTTTTATGCCTAACTCTTCTAACATTTGAGTGTGGCTGTCATAATCAGGAATAAAAATACTATCTTTCAGAATAATTGCACTTTTTAACTTGCACATAATTGACATTTCCTTTCCTTAGTGCTATACTTTAATAAAGTGTTTTTGCTTTGCTCCGACTCGGTGGCCGCCGATCGGGGCTTTTTTTTATTTCACAAACGGCCGACATAAGCTTACCACCTCATTAAGATACTGCTGATAGTGGAGCTCTTTTCTGAGAAGCTCGTTTTCTTTCTCCAGGCGTATCAACCGCTTAGTGACGGCTCTTTTCCGCTTGCGCCGCTCGATTATGTACTCCATAAACCAACACAACGCAAACCAACTCAGCATAAGGCCGATGAGGAACAAAACCATTACTTCAAAGTCTGTCATTTTGATCACCTCCTAACATCTTAATACCGCATTGCACTCTTCATTTGATATGTGCAACACACCAAGCAGGATCGATAGTTCGTTAATGTTTAATCTCTCTGCAGGTTCCTTTAAGCGGTAATACACCGCACTGCGAGATAGGTTTAACGCTTTTTGCAACGTATCGACTTCAATCCGGTACTTGATCATTTTGCCTTCAATCAAACCTTTCAGCCGGTTTCCTCTGCGGTCACACACCGACTTTAACCGGTCCTCGCTTGTTAAAATTGTTTTTGGCATATCCTCACCTCGCTTTCGGATTGTTCGTAATATTCCTTTTACTCCCCACGCATAGCCTTCAGAAAAGGTATCTTCGGTATTCGCACCTTGTTCCCTAATCGAATAATTGGAAACGGAAAAGGATTTTTGCCGTCACGAGTATACACGTTGATCGTGTACGGATTGCATCCTAAATAAGGGGCAATATCAGATGGAACTAACATATCCTTCGGCAGTGCCTCTATTTCCTCTAAAGTCATAATTTCTCCTTTCTCTTAAAATGCACAAATCATTAATCGGTTGTACTATTTTTACGCTCGAAAATAATAGCTTCAATTGCTTTTCGAATATCGTTCTCTGCAGTTTTTGTAACTTTCTTTTCATTTAACAACATTGAGACATATCCGGGGGTGACATTCATTTTAGCTGCAACATCTCTATTCGTTATCTTGTTAATATGCATGGCTCCCACAACATCTGCAATCCATTTTTCCATTTTATATTCTCCTTTCGTAGAAAATATAGTTGACTTGTTTAAACTTTTGTGTTATTATTTGATTGCGAAACAGTTTAATAACATAGACTTTGTTTGATTAGCTCAATAGTTTAACCAATTCAACCGGCACTTGTATTATAGTCTAATTCGATAAACTTGTCAAGCGCAAAAGTCTATTTCGTTAAACTTTGTAATTTATACACAAAGAAATGGAGATGATTTTGTGTTTTATGCACGATATGTGGAGTTGTGCGCAAGCAAAAATGTAAGTCCCTCGAAAGTTGCTCTTGAATGTGGCTTCAATAAGGGCAGTGTTTCTGTTTGGAAAAAGAAATACGAAAAAGGAGAGGATGTAAAGCCTACTCCTGAAATATTGGTCAAAATTTCTGAATATTTCGGTGTTTCGGTTGGTTATTTGCTTGGTGTTGAAGACAATTCTGTTATTAAGGCCGAATGTCCAGTTTGTGGTTGCGAATACAATGTCAACAGTGAGTCGGATGTAATAAAACACGACACAGAACACGTGGGCTTTTTGACTGCCCAAAAATTCTTCGGATCTTTTTATGTAATTAACAAACAAACGCACAAAAAAATCAAAGAAAACGCATGGACAATTATTAATAATTCCCGCGAATATCCTGACACCCAAACTGAACTTGCAGTGATTGATTTGTATAGAGTTTGGTTTTCCCGTAGCTTATGTTATAACGATTATTCTCTTGCACATCCAAAGTTTGAGGAGTATGTTGCAATGCTCTTGTACCAGACTCACCAGGAAGAAATCGTGTTAAGCAAATTATCCCAAAACACCAGAAACAGACTATTATCAATATATGGACAAAAACCAGGTATGGAAAACGGAAAATCCTTCATTGAATTGTCTGAAGAAGAAAAAAAGGCAATAATTATTGATTTCCCAACTGTCACCGACGATGATATTAAATTTGCTCTTTTTGACGGAGATAAAGATATCACCGACGAAATGTATAACGAGGTAAAGGAATTTGCTAAGTACGTTAAAAGCAAATACAAAAAGGAATGATGTCATTGACTCTTGAAACTCTCTATAATCTTGCAAAGCAAAACAACATAATGATCGATTGTTGTGATTTTAATTTACAAACAAGTATGTCTGTTTTAATTGATGGCGATTGCTTCATCGGCATTAATCCCATGAGGTTGAACACAGACAGCGAGGAAAAAATCAATCTTGCCCACGAGTTAGGTCATTGCATTACGGGATCGTTTTACAATAAATATTCTAAGTTGGACGTTCGCCTAAAGCACGAACGCCGGGCCGATAAATGGGCAATAAAAAAACTCGTCCCCAGAGACGAGTTGATAAAAGCAATTAACACCGGTATAGATAGCCGATATGAACTTTCTGAATACTTCGGTGTTACCGAAGATTTTATGCAAAAAGTCTTAGATTATTACAATAACGAGATCTCATAAATAAAAAGGAAGAGCTGACATGAATCTTGTATCCTTAATATTATTTTTTGCATTACATTTATTTACAGCTTTTTTACTAATGTATTGCTATGAAAATGTCAAAATTTGGGCAAGTGGAAAGATCATCTTAAACAAACCATCTATCTTCGATCTAAAAGTTCTTGACGATCATCAAGAATTAAATAAATATGTTGAGGAAGTTATAAAACCGTCACATCATTATTTTATTTTAGAAGATTCTATTTCATCACATAACAATGTGGAGGGTTATGAGAAATGGTTTACAGGAATTATTTTACAGAGCTCATCCATCTTTCCAATTTTAATAAACTCAAATAACATTTTATCCGAATACTTGCCAAGTATCGTTATAAACATATTTTCTATTATAATATGCCTGTTTGGGTGTTTATTTATCTCCAAGATATACAAATCAAAACTATCGGTTGATATTTTCGATTACAGTGAACGAGAATTAAAAAAAATCTTCTGTTATAAAAGTGAAACGTTTAATATCGATGAAAATAAATCTTTTAATAATTTTGTTTTGGGCAAACATTATTTTTATTTGCGAACAATATCTCGCAGCATTGAATTTCGACGTTCGATGAGAAAAATCATAGTTGCCTTGGCAGGAATTATTTACATTTTTGGTTTTATAAGTTGGAAATATTATAATTATTGATAAGAAAGAAGGCGACTCATGCTCTGCAGAAAATGCAACAAATATATAGCTCCTGATTCACAATTCTGCAACTACTGCGGAGCAAAGCAGGTAGCAGAGCGCTCCTCTAAAAAAAGGGGGAACGGCCAGGGATGTGTTTATAAAAACAAATTAGGTAAGTGGGTAGCAGAAATAACATTAGGTTATGACGAGAAAACCTTACCTGATGGTAAAATCAAATTTGTACGAAAAAAAGCCACAAAATCGGGATTCTCCACTAAAAGAGAAGCTTTAGAATACTTGCCGCATTTAAGGAACGAATTACCGCAACAAGATCCGAATATTAAATTCAAAGACCTTTATAAAAAATGGCTAAATATTCACTCGGAAAAAGTTGTCCAATCGACTATAGACTGTTACGAAGCGGCTTACAAATATTTTGTCCCCTTATACTACGTAGAAATAGCAAAAATTAAAACAGAGCATTTGCAAAAATGCATTGACGATTGTTCTCGTGGTAGACGAACAAAAGAAAATATGAAGGCATTGGGCACTTCCTTATTCCGGTATGCGATGCAACTTGACATCACCGATCGCAACTATGCCGAATATGTCTACATCCCAAAGGAAGAAGAAAATGAAAAAATAGCATTTTCCACAGAACAAATCAACATAATGTGGAAGAAGGTCAAAAAGATTCCCGAGTTAAAATATGTTCTCGTTTTGTGCTATACGGGCATGCGAATCGGTGAAATGCTTGATGCTCGGACGAAAAACTACAATAAAGAAGAGGGATATTTTATTGCTGGCTCAAAAACCCAAGCCGGCAGAGACCGAATTATCACTATATCACCGCGTATTTTGCCGTTCTTTAAGAGTTTCGGTAAAGGTGAGTATCTTTTCTTCAAAGAAGATAAAAAATTTTCAGCGAAGAAGTTTCGCAATGATATCTTCTATCCTGCTCTTCAGGAAATCGGCATTGATACTTTAAAACCCGATGGCAAGCATCTTTACACGCCGCATTCTTGTCGCCACACATTTGCCACCATGATGAAAAATATCAACGCCCCTGTAACCGATAAGCAGAAACTTATTGGTCATAGTAAGTTTGAAATGACCGCTCATTATACACATACAGACATCGACTCGTTGAAGAATATTACAAACAATTTATAAAATCTATTTCACCGCTGTTTCACCATAACGCCGTGACTTCAGCATTATTATGCGGTTTCTTGCTTGAATGGGGTTCAAGAGGCCGCAGGTTCGACTCCTGTCACTCGGACCAAAAAGCAGTTTCAACCTTTTGGTTGGAACTGCTTTTTCATTTGATTGGCTGAATTAAGAACCTACGGCCGATTGAACCCTAAGGGTTCAGGCATTGAGCACGAGCGCATCCTGTGGATGATACAGCGAGTGCGAAATGGCGCAGCGGTCGACAGAGTCGAGGGTTCGTATCGGCACCCGAGAAAATGTCGGGCACCGCAAGAGGTAGCCGCAGGTTCGACTCCTGTCACTCGGACCAATTTAAAGTCTTGTAAACGTAAGGTTTGCAAGACTTTTTTCTTTTGTAATTCCGTTCGAAGCCTGCTCTCAGGTCAACAAAAAGGTCAACAGTTCTCTTGGTTTGCGAGAAAGAAGGTCAAAATGGCTAGCATTTACCCCAATCGCAAAAACGGAAAAATCGTGTCTTTCAAATTCAAAGCCCACCTTGGTAGAGATGAAAAAGGCAAGCAGATCTTCAAGTGTAAAACTTGGATCCCCGAGAAAATTACATCTGAAAGCAAAATGTTATCTCAAGCAGAGAAAGAGTCGGTCATATGGGAACGACAGTTGTCAGATGAATTAAACTCTCAAAAGCAGAAACTATCACCTGATAATATTACATTTGAAACCTTTGTAAATAAGATATGGTTACCTTATCAAACAAGCAGTAAGGAAAACCGAGCGTCCACAATTGCCTTTTATACCTATCTGCTCAAAATTGCCATCCCGTACTTTGGTGACACCAAACCCAAATCTATCACCAAGGAAGATATCAAAAAGTATCTCGATTATCTCAAGAACACATACAAATCAAAGAACAATAAATCACTATCACCCAAAACAGTAAAGCACCATTATAATATGATAAGTTTAATTTTTGAGTATGCTTTAAAATGCGAATATATCTCTGTAAACCCAGTAAAATACATTGATACGCCCAAACTCACCAAACACAAAGTAGATGCACTTTCAAAAAGCGAAGTTATATCTTTTATCAAAGAACTCGAAAGCCTGCCTCTTATGCACAAAACAATGTACACGCTTATATTGACAACGGGCATTAGGCGTGGTGAATGCTTCGGACTGCAATGGGGTGATATCGACTTTGAAAACCGTCTTGTTCGGATTGAAAGAAATGTTACTTATACCTCACTTGAGGGTATAAAAATCGGTTTACCGAAGACCAATACAGGCATTCGTGAAATACCTATAACAGAGCACGTAGCAAACCTTTTAGCAAACTATAAAGAACAGGAGAACACCGCTTGTCGAATATCCGATAGCACCTTTGTTTTTCATTCACCTATTTCTCCCGCTCAACCCCACGAGCCGACTTATCTCACCAAGCACCTAAAAAAGTTTATGAAAAGAGTGGGGCTACCTGATATGTCGCCACACGATTTAAGACACACTTGCGCCTCAATGCTTCTACAAAGCGGTGCAGATATAAAAAGTGTACAAGATATTCTCGGTCACTCTGACGCCTCAACCACTCTAAATTTTTATGTTTTCTCTAATATCCACACAATGCGAGCATCAACAGAGAGAGCATTTCAAATATAATTGCATAAATTAAAACGAGTACAAAAAAGCGGCTCCGTATCGATAATTCCGATATAGAGCCGTTTATTTATTCTAATTTTATGGTAGTCTGCTTACACTAATTTAAATAAATATCCATTTTGTTTTTTAACCACCGATACTTTTGCGCTATTCTATCATTATCAGCATTATTAATGCTATCACACACAAAAGAGTATTCGTTATCTATTAATTCCTTGTTTCTATCTTTTCTCACTTGGTTTTTTATATAATCAACATAATATAATCCATCGGAATCTTGAGTTATGTACTTATCTATAAAATTAAATTCATCAACAATTTTGCTGCTCAATACCACTCTGGGATATATAGCAAGTTGTGATTCTATTGTATAAGCCTCAATTAATCCATCACCCATAATCATTACATCATCAATAAAGCACTCACCATACGAAATTCCTCCCCTTGAAAGAAAACCAGCTTTCAACAAAGACGATTGAAACCACATAGCAGTCATAACCATATTATGAATATGATTTCGAATCGTAGCTAAATTGTTATAACGAATTTTATTAACAACTGCGACATTGTCGGAGAATATTTTAAATTTTGTATCAACTTGTTCATCAAAAGAGTTCAGAAAATCAATGTCACTACCCAGGAGTTTATACTGATTATAGAGTTTTCTAAGTAAATATTCAGCAAACTCTTTATGACGGTTTTTTGTACCCAAAATATCAATGAATAATACAAGTTGTTTTTCATATTTTATTTCTTGTTTTGATAACAGCATTTCATCACTTTCCCTTCGCAGAAAACTTATTTATTAACGAGTTTACCATACGCAGATATAATAATCAAGTAACATACGCCCGTATGATACCGACTTATATTATCCTAAATCTAAACACATACACAGTCTCTTTTGTCTTGCTTTATTATGTAAATAATGCTGTAATTCAAGGAACACACGGTTTCATGTTTAATGCCGCTGGAGAAACAATGTCTTAATAAAAGGTGATTTTTTTCTTTTCTCTATGGTTCTAAGTACAAGGGCATTGTATTATTCCAATAAAAGATTCTCATTTGGGGCGCTGCTCTTATTGAGATGCACACCTTTTTTATCTTATCAATTTAAAAGAACTAAAAACGAACAGAGCACATTGATATTGTAACGGCACGTTGAAATTGGTTTGTCATGTTCACTACTATAAAATGGATTTGAGATGTTTTTGTATGATCGTATGTCATTTTATTCGTTAAAATCCGCTTGTAAATCTCATCAAATATGATACAATGAATATGTAAGATGAACAATACATGGCTTTTGATTTTTATGTATAGGGTTGCTCAACCGCTTTATATACTCAAAGATTTAAATTGTTGAATGCTATGAATTCCATTTTTGTAGATAGATACACCTACCCACTATATTTACAAGCCATGTAAGTGTGAAATCTTATTTGTGTGATATTATAACAACAATGTACTTCATAATGAATGATTTATGTATCCTACATAAAAGCGTGCTATTTTGGTTGATAAAAGTTGTATTGGGACTTATAGTAGAAAAATAGCAACAATAACTAAAAGCCAAATTTAAAAAGCAAGTTTATCAGGCATTAAATTTAGGTCATAACTAACTTTTTATTTATAGCACACGATTAAGATAAAAAACAACAGCAAACGGTTTTATTGAACCAAAAAACAAAAGGAGAAGAATAAGCCTATGCAAAAAGATTATAAATTACCATTCGAAAGCCAACCGCTTGTCACATGTTATCATAATTTCGCTTTTTCATTAGGAATTATTGAAGCTAATGCGTCATTATGCAATAAAGATATTAACCCTTGGATTATTTCGAAATTCTTAAATTGTGTATTCGACGAATCGCAACCCATCCATTTATATGACATCGGTCTGTTCGACAGATGGGCAACTAACGACAAAATCATATATCATCAGTATATAAACATGTTTAAAAGTATGTATCATAACTTGAACATAGATATAATTGACTACTTATCAAAAATTATATACGAAGGCTGCTATATAACGGGTTTATATAATGAAAAATATATCCCAGGCAAACAGGCATATCAAAAAAGCGATTATTTGCACGACTATATTTTATATGGTGTGAACCATCAAAAGAAGGTTTTTTATTCAGCCGGTTATTTGAGTAACCATAAATACACTTTGTTTGAAATTTCTTTTGATGATTATTTAAAGAGTATTTATAACACATCAATTGACAGATTACAATTTAGTTTTTGGTCATACAATGAAAAGTCAGATTATAATATCGATACGAATAGGATACTTGCAGAATTTAAAGATTATCTGAACTCTACGACGTCACACGGCACAAAACAAAACGTATGGTATGGACTAGAAGCCAATACAAAACTTAAAGAATACTTCTTGCAAAGTGCCGAAGAACACGAGCCACCCATGATAGATTTGCGCTATTCAAGAGCTTTTATGGAACACAAATTCTTTATAAGCTTATGTATTAAATATTTGTATACTAATAAAATAATTGATGGCGTCTATATTGATTCAGGAGAAATAGAAAGCATTTATAATAGTGCCATTTTAGTCCACAGTTTGGGCATAAAAATGAATATCTCACACGATTATAGTATTATTAAAAGAATAGTCAATATAATGGATAATATCCAAGCTGTTGAGCAAAAAGTTATCAACAATATTATTAATAATTTGAAATAAAATATAATGCGAGTATATAAAGTCAGAACCTCTAGTCGGAGACTCTGACTTTATTCAAATAGTGATATTTTTCCACTCGTTATCAAAATCGTGATGAGTAACCCACCAAATCTCTTATATTTGCCATTCAACTAAAAACAATCATTTATCACCATCAGCCTTCAAATAAACTCGATTGTTTACTTTTTAAAAAGACATCTGATAATTCTTTATAGTTAAGTATAATATTGTGCTTGCGCTGACCATAATTCGAAATACTTTCCATTTTTATCAATTGTAAGTTCTTCGTGGGATCCTATTTGCACTATGTGACCATTATCAAACACTGCGATTTTATCACAAAAACGACACGAGGATAAGCGATGGCTGATATAAATGGCTGTCTTATTTCCTACAATTTTGTTAAAATTAGAATATATTTCGTATTCTGCTATAGGATCAAGTGCTGCGGTCGGTTCGTCCAGAATAATGAATGGTGCATTTTTATATAATGCTCGTGCCAAAGCAACTTTTTGTGCTTCTCCACCTGAAATTTCGACACCTAACTTATCAAAATCCTTATATAATGATGTCTTTATACCATCCGCCATCGAATGTAAACGCTCACCAAAACCCGATCTTTCAAGCGCATGGACAACCGCTTCTGCATCATAATCAGAAGATGAGGAAACATTTTCTGCAAGCGAAAATGAAAAGAGCTTAAAGTCCTGAAACACAACTGAAAATAATGATAAATACTCATTATAATCATATTTTTGAATATCTATTCCGTTGAGTAATATTTCTCCTTCTGTAGGATCATACAGACGGCACATCAACTTGATGAATGTACTCTTTCCGGATCCGTTCATACCAACAACAGCCAGTTTTTCTCCTACTTTAAACTTAATAGAAACGTTTTTCAATGCGAACACATCAGACGCCGGATATTTGAAAGAAACATTTCGAAACTCTATTTCATATTCATTATCGCCGGCATCACAAAAGCATCTTTTTTCAACCGGAATAGTTCCTTGGTACATCTTCTGAGGAATATCAAAATACGCGAGATAATCCTCCACGAAAGGCGTATTATATTTAACATCTGCAAACACACTGAAGTAGCTTGTAATACATCCAATAATTGTTTCTACAAAGCCAACATATTTAACAATACTTCCTACGCCAAATACGCCGATTAAAGCATAAACACAGACGAAAATATAGATAACAACTTGTAATAAGATATCCGTAATCGTTAACGGAATATTAGCCACATATTGCTTTTCCTCCTTTGTGCGAAAAGCTTTTTTGTGAAGATCAAATGTAAAATCCTTAATCTTCATAATCAATTTATCTTGACGGTAAAGGCGCACATCTTTACCCATGTTGTAACAATCAACAGCCTCATCAATGCGGTTTTCGTCAATCATCGTTTGAGAAACCTTGTTCGACAACGCCCCCATTTTATCCTTTACTTGGAAGGAATACCAAACGTTAAATACAACTACGCCGATAATCAACGCGGCAAATAAAACGACATACCAACTGAATCCTGCCGAGAACATCAGTACAAACATTTCAATTCCAAGGATAAGCGCCAATATCGCACTGATCGTAATATTGACAAGTCTTCCGACTGACATCAACAGCAACTGTTTTCCGTGATAATTGATTTTTGCTGATTCCGTAATCTTACGGCGAAGCTGACGAACCTTCGTATTTTCAAGATCATCATAATCAAGAGACAAGGTCTTTTTATTATAATACGCTGCCTCGCGTTGATAGAGCAAGGTTTCCTTATGGCCGAAAACACGGTTCAAAACACCTCCGATGATAGCAATGGCGAAGTTACCAAGCACCGTAATCAGTACAAGTGTGATGAGTTTTTCCTTGTTTCTTGCACCAACGATCTCATTCACGATCTCGGCGGAAAGATAAAGATTGAAATACGGAGACAGCTTTCCAAAAAATGATTTTGCAATCAGCAATGGAAAATAAGATGGACAGAAGGAGTGCAACAATTTGAGCGCACGAATATTGGGATTGTTTTTACGCATTTTTCGCATCCTCCTTATAGTAATGGCTTTGCAGATCAAACATATGTGCATACTTTCCGCCAAGCTTCATCAGCTCGTCGTGAGAACCGCATTCCACAATCTCACCGTTTTCAAGATAAATGATGCGATCACAGAAGCGAGTGGATGCTAGACGGTGTGAAATATAGACAGATGTTTTGTGCGCCGTTAGTTCATTATATTTTAAATAAAGCTCATTTTCAGCGATAGGATCAAGCGCTGCTGTAGGCTCATCAAGAACGATCACAGGGGCATCCTTGTAAAGTGCACGGGCAAGCATCAGCTTTTGCTTTTCACCACCCGACATTTCAATTGAATCATCGAAAACGCCTTTCATAAGCCTTGAATCAATACCGTTTGACAAGGAACCGATCTTCTCTATAAGTCCAGACTCTCGGATGACATCTATCACCTTATCGCGGTCAATATCCTTTTCGGAAGAAGAAACAAACTCAGCAATGGTAACGGGGAGCAAATATATATCTTGGAAAACCGCAGAAAAGAGCGAATAATATTCCTCAATATTATATTCTGCAATGGCATGTCCGTTCAGCTTGATCTCTCCTTCAGATGGATAATAAAAGCCGCACATTAATTTAACAAGTGTGGTTTTTCCAGCACCATTTGCACCGACAATAGCAAGCTTTTCTCCCTTGTTTATCTTCAAATTCACATTCTTCAGCGCGTATTTTTCACCGTCGGAAGAGGGATATTTAAAGGATACATTCTTCAATTCAATATCTACGGGCAACTCTTGCTTGGTCGGAAGAGGACATCCTGTTCCGTGATTGTACTTTTCTTCAATTTCAAAATATTCACGATAATAGCCAATCTTAATGCTCTTATGCGCAATGTCATTCACCTTGTTTCCAATACCGTTCAGCCACGCCGAAAATCCAGTAATCGCACTGAAGTAAAATACAAAATCTCCCGCACCGATCTCATTGTTGAAGACCATAACAATCAACACCGCATAAGCAGCACCATTGCGGATCAAAGTTAGCAATGCACTAATACAAGTTCCACCAAAGCTGCGTGCACTAATCTTTTTTGTCCATACGAAACGTTCTTTCTGAAAGCCGATAAGCATATCTGAAAGCCAATCAAACATACCGTAAATACGGATATCTTTCGCATGATCGAATTTTTGCGAAAAGCTTTGGAGATATCCGATCTTACGGTCAATATTCACCCAATTATCCTTATTCTTTTCAATATAGCTTGTCTGCCAACGGCTGATTAAATATGTAATAAAAGCCGACAAAAACAAAAGTGCCAATATCCAAGGAGATACAACTGCGATAATCGAACCGTATGTGAATATTCCGAGCAAGCTTGTCAAGAGCCCCATCAATGTTTGCCAAATAAATTCGGGAGCGCACCGACCCGAGCAAGCATCATTCATTGCGTGCTGATATTTTGTAATAGCTTCGGGATTGTCAACATTTGCATAATCGGTTCGCATATGCTTTTCACTGATCGCGTGTTGATAGCGCAATGAAATATTATACTGCCTCATATGCAATCTGCTTCCACATAAGCTGTTAAATAGATTGATAATCAAAAGTCCAGCAAAATAGATGCCGATAATAGCAATGACTTTTTGAATACTTTGCTGTGATTCTACCGAATCAATCAGTATTTTTGGGAAATAGGTTGCCGCCAACGGTAACAATACCGCAAGCAGAATACTGGGGATAAAGAACAGATAAAATGCTTTATCCCATTTCCAAATATTGCGCAAGGCGTATGCAATATTAGATAACACGTTAAATTTTGATTTTGATTTCGTTTTCATTGTTTCACCTCGATATCTGATGTAAAAGAAACGATCGCTGTTGCGTACAGTTTTTCCATATCACAATATGTTGAATAGTTAAACGATGAGGCCTTATATTTCATAAAAAAACTCCTATGCTATGCATCATTTTTTTCCATGATAACATATATTGCATAGGAATTCTTCGTTTTTTCACCAATTGTATTATTATCGACACGAATTGCACTAAATAGGCAAAAATACTTCTGTGGCAAAAACACCTTCTTCATTCTTTCTGTTTATATAGCCGTCATTCTTTTTTACAACACGATCAACACGAAACAACCCCAACCCGTGTCCGGTTCCAAGTTTAGTTGAAACATAATGGTTCCCGTCTTTTTTTATTTTCTCGCCAACTGAATTCTGAACTGAAATATATAATTGCTTTTTAAAAACACCCATATAAACACGAACAAACCGTTCAGACTCAAGTTCTTGCTTTAAACACGCTTCCATAGCATTATCAAGTAAATTCCCTATTATAGTACATAAATCAACATCAGATATTCTGATATCTTTAGGAACAACCGCTTTAGCATTAACTGAGATACAATGTGTTTGAATCAGCGAAAGTTTACTATTTAGAATTGCGTCAACCATAACATTGCCTGTTTTTATAACAGTATCTACTGTTGTCAAATCATCATTCAATTTTATAAGATAATCCTTTATTTTCTCGGGATTATCAACAAGTGCCATCATAGTCTGAATATGATTATGATAGTCATGCCGCCAACCACGCATTGTCTTGTAAATATTCTGAACTTCCTCGCAATGCTTTGTAATAAGGTCATTTTGATACGTTGCGATTTTAAGATCAATTAACCTTCCAAATAGTATTTTTTCAAACAATTTCATTGTAAGTATTCCTTATAGTAGTGAATAAAAGAATTATGTACTGCCTTTTGTTCGCTTCGTGAAATAGGAATGGTTGTTCCACAGTCCAAAACAATTTCAGCTTTGTTAATTGAGGATATATGTTTAATTCCAACAATATACGATCTATGGCAACGCACAAATCCATCTCCAAGCGTTTTTTCCATATCACACATAGTCATTTTGACTTTAAACGTTTCTAAAGTGGTTGTAACATTTATTGTATGAGCAAATGATTCAGCATACAGTATTGAACAAGCCGGAACTCTTTTTTGAGTGTTTCCGACAGAAAAAATCAGGCTTTTTTCTGATTTAGAAATATTTTTTACAGCTCGATCTAATGCACAAAACAATTTATCTTTTTCAACGGGTTTCATTAAGTAATGTATAGCCGACACATCATACCCTTCATACACAAAATCTGCGTAGCCTGTAATAAACACTATTTGTATATGTTGATCGTGTTCACGAATTCTTTTTGCCAATTCTACTCCATTGATACAGAACATTTTAATATCAAGCAATAAAATATCGTAATCTTCGTAACCCTTATAATCAAGCAAAAACTCTTCTGCACTGTAAAATTCTTTTATTAAAATATGATTATTTCTGTTTTCGCCCCACGAGATAACAAATTTTTTTATATATTCTATATCAATTTTGTTATCGTCACAAATAGCAATATTTAATTTCATAATAATATCCCTTTAAAATAAAGTGTTAAAATCACAATAAACATAAATTTTACTATTATTGTATCACAAACTCTTCCGAATGTAAATGAGTAAGTTTTGTGCTTATCGTTTGATGAAAATACCAACACTCTTATTGCTAATCCTCCGTAGATCATTCATCTTTGTGAACAGAATATAAACATTTGTTATTTTCTCTGGACTTTTTTCTTGTTACAGTGTATAATCAGGCCCCAACAAATCCAATAGGAGGAGATTTATGATAAAAGAAAGATTATCAAAGGTTATCAAATATAAAGAGCATATCGCGCCATACTGAATTATCGAACTCGTATCTGGACTGGGTTCGGGCAAGAATTATTGGGTGGAAAATGTTTTGATGGAAACAGCTCGCGTCTTACTTATAACATCACGCAAAGCAAAGGTTGAAGAAACCATAAGCAGAAAAGGGGTAGATAAGTGATTGAATTTGAGTGTCAGAGAACAAGAGACAATAGACTATCTTTGGAGTGATGATAAACGAAACGGCAGTTGTATATGTAACAATTGGCAGATTGAATACTATATGAAGCATAAGTATGTGTCGGGCGACCACAACACATATTTGTGGAATTTCTTTGACATTATCATCGTGGACGAGGCACACTCATTAGCAACGGATGCGACCTATTGTGATGCTCCGTTCTATCTGCTTGACTTTATAAAAGCGGCGTATCGTCAAGGCACATCAAAAATCGTTCTTATGACCGCTACCTACGAGCCCATAAAGGGACTTGTAAAACTGAAAAATCCGAAGGATTATGCCTTTTGTGATTTTGAGAAGAAATGCGTTAATGTCAAGCCGTCAAAGTTGGATTATATGACACGAGAAATGGCATTGTATTACATCACACGACAGCACAACCATAATCCACACAGCAAATGGCACGCTATCTACTTTGCAACTCGTACAAAAAGCATTCGTGAAGAAATTGTGCCGTATCTTATAGAGCAAGGCATTCCTGAAGAAAATATTGCCGTATCGTTTTCAAGCACAGAGGCAGAAGAAGGATTCAGCGATACATTGTTGCAGAACAAAGCAGGAGTGGAAGTCTATTTGAAAACCAATGAGGATATGCCCGACGATATAAAGGTGTTTGTTACAACCTCACGGAACAAAGAGGGTATCAATATAAACAATAGCGGTTATGTTTGGGATATTATTATAGAAAGTCATTGGACGGACGAAATTTACCAGATATGGGGACGCGTTCGTTCACCTATCAACTGTGTTATGCTTGTATATGATGCCCCTTAGCACCAAACCATTTCCATGGACAAGGATTTTTATTTTGGATTTGATACAAATGCCGTAAAGCTCGTGAACGAGATATTTAATAAGTGGTGTGAAAAGCGCGATATACCCCAGAAAAACAGATACCAAAACAAAAAAGCGTCAGAAAAAATCGAAATGCTACACGAAAAGCGATTCCCCTATATGAGGTATAGCACACACGATGATAGATTTCATCTATACAAGGGCAAGGTGCTAGGTTTGCGAAGTTTTGAAAAGAGCAAAAACTATTACGAGTATTACATTGAGGAATGGAAAAAAGATGCACTTGGAGAAAGGTTCAGCAACGATAATTTAGATCCTATATTTCCGATAAAGTCTTTTATCGTCATTCCTCGTGATAATAGCGAACGCTTTGAGGAATATGCGAAAGAAAAAGGATACTTTGATAGACCTATTACAAGAGAAGAAAAGCAGGAACTACTTGATTATGTCAATAACGTACTGAGCATGAGGCAAAAGAAAGACAAGAGCAAACTTTATACAGACTTACCAAGAGCTATAAAAGAACTCGGCTTTAAGGTCACCGAGTGCAGCAAGCACAAAGGTTCTCCATTATATGGTTTGTTTAAGTTGGAGCGCATAGAACCGATTGTTTCGGGGGGAGATTTGGACGACTCTATATAACTTCTATAAGTCCCCCCATTCCTATCTCAAATGGATATTACTTTTGTCACTTTGCGCCATAAGTAACATCTTCAAAATCCACTTCGCCCTATGGACGAAATAAATATTGGATAAGAAATTTATAGTCAGTATCTAAAAACACCACCTGACGATTTATCCGTGAAAATCCTAGTATTTTGTAGTTTTATTATGCCCCATCTACAGAAATCGATTACACCGATTAAAATAATAGGAAAAACCCTGTGTTTTGTTGTGTAATGGTGATAAAAAATCGAGTGCTTGACTGTGTGTGAAATACATGGTACAATATTTAGGTCAACAGATAGGTCAACAAACTTGTCTCTGACAAATATAAAACATATGCAAATCGAGATAAAGTCCTTTAAACAAGGCTATTTTTCAAGCCCAGTTTGGTAGAGCGCTTGAATGGGGTTCAAGCATTGAGCACGAGCGCATCCTGTGGATGATACAGCGAGTGCGAAATGGCGCAGCGGTCGACAGAGTCGAGGGTGCGTATCGGCACCCGAGAAAATGTCGGGCACCGCAAGAGGTAGCCGCAGGTTCGACTCCTGTCACTCGGACCAAATAAGGACTATGATTTTGATAGAATTATAGTCCTTATTTTTTGCCTTTTTGACGCTTTTTCAGGGTTTTTAAGGCTTTTTTGCCTTATTTCCAACATCTGAATGCAGAAAGAACCGTCTAGGATTAATTCTCCTGGGCGGTTCTTTTCTTTTCTATTTTCATTCCGTTTTTTTATTGGGCATTGCGTTTTTTTATTGACCATTCCGTTTTTTTATTGTTTTAGCGCCACTTTTACACAATTTATGCGCCAAATAATTGTGTAATTTATTATCGAATATTTACTTGCTATTTCCCCGCTTTAGAGTTAATATGTGTACAACAAAACAAGATTATCTTTGAAGGAGGATTTTACAATGACAAGATTTATGAAAGAGTTGAACGGCGACCTCGGAGCCTTTTGGAAGGCAGAAGCAGAGAAAGAGCTTGCCCGCATCAAAGCGGACCTCGAGGCAGACAAAATTACGATTGATGAAAACGGAGTCGCAAGGAACTGCATCGGACGCGCCTTGATGGACGACATGCTTGAGAAGCTTGCCCTGGTGACCGACAAGGCCGACAGGAGCGCCACAGAGGCCGCACGTGCCGCAGAGAACGCAGAGTTCCTTGAAGAATACCGTCGAAACCGAAAGCCCCACAGCGCCGAAGAAATCGCGGAGATGCGCAGCG